TACGCAATTTCTCAAAATCAAGTATTATCTGAAGATTTCATTAGAGAATTTAAAGATTATGTTACTTGGAATTCAATTTCTCAAAAACAAACATTATCTGAAGATTTTATTAGAGAATTTAAAGATAAGGTTAATTGGGATGAAATTTCTCAAAAACAAACATTATCTGAAGATTTTATTAGAGAATTTAAAGATAGAGTTGAGTGGAAAGAAATTTCTAAAAATCAAAAATTATCTGAAGATTTCATTAGAGAATTTAAAGATAAAGTTGATTGGGAAGAAATTTCTTTTAAACAAAAATTATCTGAAGATTTTATTAGAGAATTTAAAGATTATGTTGTTTGGAATTGGATTTCTCAAAAACAAACATTATCTGAAGATTTCATTAGAGAATTTAAAGATAAAGTTAATTGGTATGGAATTTCTCGTTGTCAAACATTATCTGAAGATTTTATTAGAAAATTTAAAGATGAAGTTAATTGGTACGGAATTTCCTTGAGTCAAAAACTTTCAGAAGATTTCATTAGAGAATTTAAAGATAAAGTTGATTGGGGGCAAATTTCCTGGCATCAAACATTATCTGAAGATTTTATTAAAGAATTTAAAACTTACTTTAGGTATAATTAGTTTTCATTAAATATAATAATTTATTTCTTTTTAAGAGGTATGACTAATTTAGTCATACCTCTTTTTTTTATTCTTTAGTTAAATCATATATAGTTTGAACACATTCCATTGATATAGGTCTATTATTTTTAGCAACAATATTTAAAACATTTGACGGAGATTTAATTAAACGTTCAGCTTCTTCATTAGCTTCTTGAGTAAAACAACCACGAATAGTTACCATATCCTTTTTAATAAAATCGACTATTTCTTACTATGTTCCCATTTCGAAAAATTTCTACTCTACTTAGATTTTTTTAATCTTTTCGATAGTCTGTGAGCGTTCTTTATATATTTATATATAAAGCTTCGTTGCAGATTTTACTCTGCAATTAAAGAACTTTTATGATGGCGATATATAACTATTTAATTTCTTTTATAAAAACCAAGTTTCCACAATTATATATTTTTAAAAGATTTGGAATTTTATCTGTAATTTCTTGTTCAGTTAAATCATCTTTATAATAATTTGGGAATTTCTTCTTTAACTCAGTTTTTCTAAAAGAAAATCTATTTATTTTTTTATTATTATATACAAAAAAGTAAGAAGGTTTACTTATATGATCTAATTTGAAATTATTTAAATAATAAAGATTGCCATTTGACCAAGATAAATCTGCATAGGTTATAATATAATTAAATTCTTTGTAATTTTCTTTAATATATTCAATACTATGCTTTAATAACTTACTAAATCCACCTACAACAGAATACTTATTATTAGTAGCATACCTTAATAATTCCATTTTTTTATTTTTATTATTAACGTTTATTCTATTAAAACCAAAAGTCATTAAAGCTACTATTTTTTTATTATATATTAAAGCTATATTGAAATTATCATTACAATTTCCTTGTATGTGATTTTTTTCCAAGAATTTTTTCTTCTTATCTTTATCTATATTAAACTTTATTGTAGTATTCCTAGCAAATATTTTTTCTTTATTACTTAAATTTAATATATAAAGAATTTTGTTCTTTATAAGTTTATTTTTATTTTTCCAATCTACTTCATCTATAAAATAAACATCAATACCTTTTTCTTTAAAATAATTCTTCTTGTTTATATGGTAATTTTTATCTTTTATTATTTTTGTACTATGCCAATAAGAACCATTAAATTCAAATCCTTTTTTTAACTTAGGAAGATATATATCTATTTCATATTTGTTTCTATAATTTTGTATAATTTTTCCATTATAGTGATTTTTTATAAATTCATATACATCATTTTCTTCTTTAGATCTTTCATTATTAATAGAACATAATGGACATCTATAACCTTGTTGAAAATCATTTGGACAAACTTCATAAATATTTCCACACAATAAATGCTTTATTTTATGTTTTAATTTATTATTATCTTTATAATTTTCTAACCATTTATAGTTATTTTCTTCTTTAGTTATAATTAAAATCTCTTCCAAATAATTTTCTTTTAAAGCATATTTTCCTCTATTTTTATTTGAACAATAGGGACATCTTGTTTGTTTAGTACCTAAAAACATATGAGGAGATGATTGAAAAATATTTCCACACTTTTTATGTTTTATATTCATTTTTGTATTTGAATTTATAAACCCATCTATATAAATATATTCACCTTTTGTTTGTTCATATATTCTTCTTATAACCTCTTCTTCTGTTAATTTCTTAGTAGAATGTATTTCTGTTGTATTACATAATTTACATTTACATTTATTTTCATTTAAGAAATCTTTGGCCCTAGCAATAGTATAAATATTACCACATGGTTTATGTAATAAAGTGATTGGTTTATTTATTTTTGTATATTCTCCAATTAGATCATATTCATTATTATAAAGGTTATTAACCCTTTTTCTAATATCTTTTGTTGTATATAATTTTGCCAATTTTATTCCTCCTCTAATTTATAATTAAAAAAATGTTTAATTAGGGGGAGAAAATAAAATTTATTTTAGTTATATCAATTTTTATTGAATTTTACCATCAAAGTCCCCGCCCAGACCTGCAAGATATGCATTAAATACTTGGAGACTATCTATAAATAATCCTTGTACTTTGCTTTTTGGCAGGTTAGGGTCAATTACTGGATAATTTGGATAATATTTTCCTTCTATAAATTGTGGTTTTGTTTTAAAAGTTGATAAGACGGATATTTTTGAAGGATAAATATTAAAATAATCTTCAAGAGGATATCTAGTTATATAAACATGTTTATCTTTACAAACATCAATAGCAGCTTGATAGAAAATATCAGTCCAAGTTAGATATCTTGTCTCAATAGTACTATCCTTGCTATTTGGATTATTAAATTCTCTATTATATCCTTTATAAAAAAGATGAAGCATTTTTCCATTTTTCATTTTAACTGGAATTGTTTCAAAACGTTCACTTGGTGCTTTTGTATAAAGATTAATTTTTTTCTTTATTTCGTCATATGAAAAATCATCTAAAATATTAGGATGTACTTCATACATTACTTCTTTTGTATCTTTTCCTTTACCTTCAATAGCTGGAACAAATTTTAAATTTTCAAATTGTCTTGAAAAGAAATCTTGTACCCATTTTATTATAAATGGACTAAATGTATTTAATAAAGTTGCAAGTGGAACACCTGTATGAGTCATATCAACCATCATTTCATCATATTTTTCTACAGTATTAAACTGTGCTGCAGAAATAACATTTCTTGAGCTAAAATCAGTTGATTTACCCATAACAGCTTGTCTAAATAAACCATTTTTCTTTTTAGTAAGTCCAATAATACTATCAAATATTTCGACAATATATTTTTGTATATTTGCTTTAGTAGAATTAGATATAAAATCAATACCGGAGTTTTTATTTTCTTCTAATGCTTTTACTAAACGTATAATTCTTATATACATATCATTGATAGGATCATGTTTTAGATTTCCAGATGAACTTTCTGAAAGATTTATATCTCTATAAAATGCTGGCATTACTATTTGTTTTCTAATAAAAGCTTCTTCTTTTTTTATAGCTTTAAGAAAATCTAATCTTTCATCTCTCATTGTTGAATTAGTTTTTTTGAAATTTAATTTTTCCCAATTATCATATAAAAAATTTATACCAGTTCCAGAATATTGATTTTCTTCACTTCTTAATAGTTCTCCAGATTCATTTATAATAAAATAAGATACACCTGAAACACATTCTTCTATCTTTCTATTTAAACTTATTAAATTTTTATATACTAATGGTTGAATAAAATAATCTTTTAAATCAATATAAGCATAAGTAGTTTTTCTATCATAAGAACCAGGTCTACCAAATATTTCATAACTAAAAAGTCCATCTTCAGTTGGATAATTATCTCTATTAAATGAAATTGGATTACTTACTTCTTTTATATTATTTACTTCTACAAATTTTTCTACATCCATTAAATCTATTTTCATTTTAACAACTCCTTTAATATATAGGAAAGACCAGAATAAAGGTCTTTCCTATATTCTTTATTATAATTGTTAAATTAGCCAATTATATCATTTGAGTAAGTACTTATTGTAATTCCTTTCCTTTGACATTTAATAATATATTCTCTATCTAAACCTAATTCTTTATTATAGTAAAAGAAAGGAAGAATAAATGATTTAGACTCACTATCAGTATTTTTAATAACTTCTCTAATAATGTCACTTCTATCATCAATAAATGCGGTATAATTTGGATAATATTTATTAATAAACTCGCTTTTCAACATATTACCATGAATAACTGCTAATTCAAATTTAGAACCTTTTTTTCCAACATTAAAAATTTTTTCAGCTATTGGAAGTTTTCTATGATCAGTTTCTACGTTTATTGGTGCATGTGATAAAAATACAATTTTTTTAACAAACTTTTGTTCAGATAATTCTTTTAAAGATTTTGCCATAATTAAGAATGGGAGATCTTTATAATAATCATTATCTCCTAAATAAAGATTCATATATTTATCATATGCTTCTTTAGTTAACTCTACATTTGGTTTAGCAAGCCATGTTTTTATATCATAAATTTCTCTATTTCTAATTTTTTCTTTATCATATTGTCCATCAGTAATCAATTTATCAATATCAAAAAAATCTTTAAAATATTCTCGTTCATTATAAATTTTTTGTCCCCATTTATAATCTATTAATTGAATTACTCCATCCCAATCACAAACTATTGTTTCATCCCTCATTACAGACTGATTTAAGTATTTTAAATCAAACATTATTACATTCTCCTTTATAAATAATTGGATATGGTTTATTTATTATAAACCATATCCAATATTATTTTATTACTTATTCAATATCTTCCAAATCGTCCAAATCATTTTCCATATCAGCAATCATCTCATCAACGGAAACCTTTTTAGATGACTTTTTCTTTTTATCAGATTTAGAACTTGATGATTTACTCTTTTTCTTATTAGTTGTTTTAGTAACAACCTCATCTTCTTCATCTTCTTCATCCATTTCAAATTCAACTCCACCATCTAAATCTTCATCATTATTATTAATATCATCATCTAATTTAATACTACTTCTCCTACGTCTACTTGAAGAAAATCCACTATTATTATTTTTTTCACTATTATTTTTTGAAGATCCATTATTACCACTAATAATATTTTCAATAAGTGCTTTAATTGTTTCAATCATAGTTCCAAATTTATTAAATTGATAATCAATATTTTTATTTGCTCCATGAGCACCACCATTAATCATATTATTCATACAATACTCAACGAAGTATTTAAAAGACTCCCAATCAGTATTAATTTTTCTAGACTTACAAGAACCATCTTCTTCATTATAATTAAGAAGTAACTTACTATCAGAATTTTTATTAAAAATATAAAAACAATTTCCATCTGGTTCTCCGTCGTTATTTAAACTAATAAGTACCAAATAGTTACTATCAATACCATCATATTCTCCAGGTGAGCCAATTTTTACAATAACATTACTAGTTTTTGTTGCAATGGAATAAATCTTTCTCTTTCCTTCTTTTTCTAACTTTTCTTCCTTTTCAAATAATTTAATACCTTGATAAAGATGAATAATATTTTCTAAAGATAACAAACAGCTTGCAGTTTTTTCATAATTATAAACTTTACCATCTACACGTTCAGCTTTAGGAAGAATTGGATTAATGTTAATTGATGCATAATTATTCCATAAACCTAATTGCATTGTACTTGAATCTTCACCAGCATTTTCATTATAAAGTTGTACAATTCTAGTATTGGTATTAACCTTATTACGATTATTTCTTGAATTATTGAAAGCCATTTTAAATTCTCCTTTAAATATTTTTTAAGATTAATTTAAATTATGTGATTTTTTATCGTTCACATTAAAATTTTTGTTAGTTTTATTTTTTAAATTTAAAAATAATTTTATATTATTATTTTGAATAAATCAAGAAAAGCTAAATATCATAAAAGTAAAATAAATCAATTGTTGCTAAATATCAGAATGGATAAATGAAAAGAAGGTAAATATCATAAAAGGAAAATAAATCAAGACAAGTTAAATATCATAAAAGGAAAATAAATCAATCGCAAATAAATATCAAGAGAACTTAATGAATCAACTTTGCTTAAATATCATAAAAGGAAAATAAATCAAAAGAAGGTAAATATCACATTACGGTAATAAATCAATAGAAGTTAAATATCATATAGAGAAAATAAATCAGTTGAAGGTAAATATCATAAACGGAAAATAAATCAACAAACAATAAATATCATGGAGTAGAAATAAATCAAGATAAGCTAAATATCATAAAAGGAAAATAAATCAATAGAAATTAAATATCATATATCTTTAATAAATTAACTTTGCTTAAATATCATATACTATTAATAAATCAGCAGAAGGTAAATATCATATATTTTTAATAAATCATCTCGTTTTAAATATCATTTAAAGATAATAAAAAATATTAATTTATTTAAAATTTAAATTAATATTTTTTTTTTTGTTTTTATTAAATATTTATTTATATATTATTATTAAAATTACGAATAAATTAAATATAGGAGGATCATACAAAAATGAAATTTGAGGAACTTGAAAAAATTAAAGATATATCTGCTCTAAAAGATAATTATAATTTAGAAAAACAAAAAGAAAAAGCAAATTTTGAAGACATTTTTGAAATTACTATTAAAATGTCTATTAAACATTTAACTTCTGATACTGCATTGAGACTTAAAAATAATAACTTTCAGTCTTGTGCTGTAGTAACTAAAGCCGGACCAAATACAGGATATAGATTAATTATTAAAAAAGATTTTTCTACTGAAAATAATTCAGATCCATTAGATTTAATTTATATAATGCTATTTGCAAAGAAATATAATATAGATATTATAGATCTTACTGGTGGTATTATTTTTGAAAATCTTCCTCTTTATGACTACCAATGGTAAAAATTAATATTTAAAATAAAATGAAATTAATTATTAAGTACAAGGGGGAGATAGAAATATATGCAGTTTAGAGTTATGAACAGAAACACAGCTAAAAGATATACATATGGACCAAACTGTATACTTGATTGTTTGATTATTTCAATTACAGATTGTGGATCAGTACCAAATCAGTTCAAGTCGAATCCTCATATCAAAGGAATTTTACGTTTAGAATTTGATGACGTAGATTTTGGTGAGAAGAATTGTATCACACCAGAGCAAGGTAATAAAATAATTAATTTTGTTACCCCACGTATCAATAATATCGATTTAATTATCGTTCATTGTGAAGCTGGCATTTCAAGAAGTGCTGGCATTTGTGCTGCTTTAATGAAAATCTTTACCAATGATGATTCTGAGATTTTTGATAATCCAAAATATGCACCAAATATGAGTTGTTACAGAACAGTTATGAATAGTTATTATGGTATCATTGGTAGTTCTCTTACAGAAGAAGATGAACAAAAATGGCAACATTCTATTGAAGTTTGGAAAGAAGCTAATCCAGATAATATAATTTAAATAGAAATAGGGGAAATAGAAATGCCTAGAAAAACAATTATGAATACAATAGAACCAACTTTTACTGAATTAGTAAATAGATTGGATTTTTGGTCTAACTATGAGGAAAGAAATAAAGATGATCCGTGTAAGAAAGAAAAAGCTCATAATAAAGTTCAAGAAACTGAAAAATATATCCTTGATAGGATAAAAACTGGACTTTTTAGGGCTAGATTAAAAGAAATTAATAAAATCATTAATAAAGAATTATAAGAAGGAAAATAAAAAATGAAAGACGATAATATTCATTCCAAAAAAACTGTTTATTACTTATGTAAAGATGGGGGGATTGTTACAAGTAAGGATCTTGAGAGAGCATTTTATATAACAACTGGTTTAAATGCATCTTTAAATCCAAGAGAATATAGTCAATATAGAGATGATTGTTTTGGCAAGTCTATTCATGAAACAATTAAACCAGATGTTAAATTACTTCTTAGAAAAAAAGGCAAATTTGGAGCAATGCTTTTCTATCAAGAAGAAAATAATTGTTCAATTAGGGATGCACGTACTGCAATAGAAAAAATCATCATAGAAGAAAAAGAAAGATTGGGAGATAGAAATTGCAAAAATTGTAAAAACTATAAAAATCTTTTAAGTTCTCCTGACAATAAACAATGTAAAGATTGTAAAATTGATTTTTTGGATTGTCCATCTAATTGGCAGAGTTCACAATAAAAGAAATAAATAATAAGTAGGAGATAAAATGAATAATAATAAAACCTTAAATAAGAAAAATTATAAAATCGGTCTTTTTACTGGAACTGTGTATCCAGAAGACTATGATTTTAAAAATAATTGTATTGAATGTTGTAGGAATTATCTTAGTGAAGAAAAACCCTCTGATGAGGTTGTGAAAGGTATTCTTTTGAGTTCTTTTATTGATTGTAAGATGTGTAACGGCTGTCCAGCATCGAATACTATGCAACATGGATATTATAAATATCTCTCACAAGATAGTAATGAGATAAATTAAAAAGAAAGGAAATATCTATGTTAGATTTTGAAAAATTCTATTTTGTTAAAAAAGATGGAGAAAATAATATTTTAATTTATAATGATAAAAATAAATATACGATTTCTCCATCTTCAAGTTTATTTTCAAATCTTAACTTTAATACAGACCTTGAAGAATACTTTGAACTTTCGATATCTTTTACTCTTACTTCAGCAAAATTTAGATACATTCAAAATATTTCTATTTTCGTTGAAACACTTGCTGAGACAATGGATTTAATAGAAAAAATAGAGGATATGACAGACAAAAACGATGATGCAAGTATTACAGATATTATAATCTTTATAAAAGATTATATTGAAGGAAAAGATAATTATGATTAAATATTAATATTACTAGAAAGGAATATTAAAATGAAAAATCGTATTATAGAAAAAATTAGATCTCTTCTTAATATGGGTCCAGCTGAACTTCGTTTCATGCAATTTATTATAAATTTCATTTCTTTCCTTGGAAATGATTGTTATTATATGGAAGATGAAGATGTATTAAATAAGCTTGATGAATTTGCAAAAAAACCTATTGAACAAAGACCAGCTGTGTATGCAGTACGTATTTATCTGAAAGATTTTCATCAACCAATGGCAGATCTTGCATTGGGTGAGGGAGGAAGACCTAATGGAAAAATCGTAACTATTCATTGGGACAATATTAATGAAAGAAATCTTTATTATTTCAGTGCCTATACACTTATTTGGGATGAAAGAGAGGTCGTAAAAAATCAAACTTTTAAGGAATTTTTGAAGGAATAAATAAGAGTTAAAAATAAAATTAAGGTTATTAGTTTTTATAGCTAATAACCTTAATTTTAAAAGAAGAGGGAAAATAATATGAATGTGAAAGACTTTTTAACTTCTTATAAAGGAAAAGAAAGAAAAGTAATTATAGTTGGTTCATTTTATGAAATGATTATAATTCGTCCTTGTAAAATAGATGAAATAATAATAAGAGGATCACGTTATTATTCTGATAATATTCTACATTCAGAAATTATAAAATGGAAAATTTCTAAAGATGATAAAATTTTAATACAGATAGGGGGGAGTAAATTTGAATTTGATAATTTTACATTCGATCTTGAAAGGTACTATGATGTAAAGCCTGGTGAATCTAAACGTGAAAGAGAATTAAGAATTGCTGTAAGTAGAATTACTGGAAACCTTCCAGAAGAAGTTAAACAAAAACTTGAAAGAGAAGAAAGAATATATAAATGGGAGGATGATGAATGATGGAAATAACTAATTTCAATTTATCACCACGTTATATAACTATAAAAAAAGATAATTTATTTACCATTTTTGATAAAGTTACAAAAAAAGTAATTCTTAATGAAGAAAATTTACAAATTTATTTTGCAAAAGAAGAAGATGCTGTTAGCTATTATAGGAAGTTCATTGAACCGAATGAAAAACAAGATTCTACCTTAGCTCTTCAGAATTATGAAGAAATATGTGAAATACTAAGATACACTATTAATGATAAACCAAGAACTAATGGTGACATTATTAGATTAGTATTTCCAAATTGTTCAAATGAAATCATTTCAATATTATTTAAAAAACTTTGTAACATATGTCCATTATGTCAATGTGATCTCTCTATTAAATCTTGTAAAGAGAATATCATTGACTATTTAGAACAAATACCAAAACATTAAAAAAAAACAAAGGGGAAATAAAAAAATGGATATGGGAGAAGAGAAACAAGAATTAACAAAGAAAGAAATATTTTCTAACTCTTTTAGTAACGAAGCAAATAAACATAATGAAATTGGTATAGAATTTTATGGTGAAGATGAATGGAGTTATATTTCATCAATACGTACAAATATTTTAGATGAAATAATTGACAAAGTAACTATTTTATCTAAACTTCCAAATGAAATATTTAGTGATATTGAACTTGACTTAGAAAATGAAAGAAAAGTTCGCATAATCTTTATTATCAAAATTGATCTAGATAATCCTAAACTGTTTGAAGCAAATTATGAATTATATAATGCATATACAAATGTATTATTATTTGAAACAACAAGTATTACCGTTCTTTCAGTTCGTATAAGAGAATTTGAAAGAAGTTGGAATCAAGTTTAATTAAAAAAAGAAAGAGAGATAAAAAGAAAATGTATTCTAATTTTAATTTTAATAATAAAAGAAAATCCAGATTTGTAAAAAAATTTATTTCCTTTAGTCCATTTCTGTTACTTGTTGCTATAATTGCTATATTTATATTATCATCAAAAAATGGATGGTTTGGAAGTAAGATTAATGATCTGAATGGATCTATAACTGGTAATACATATGAATGTCAATTTTATAGTAATGGCGGTCAAAAATTTATGACTGTTGAAGGACAAAAAATTGATATTAAAAGTAATACAACATCTGAACCAGCAGTAGTAAATGGATCTATAGAACAGGTTGAAAGCATTTCTTCTGTTATTTCTATTATTATTGATGGACATAGTGTGGAGAGTTGTGGTACAACAGTTCTTTTTATTGAAAAAGGCTTGAAACCTAATGTTGAATTTACATTAACTGATATTCATAGTAATTCAGATGGAATTGAAGATAATGTAATTATAGCAAATGTAGTTAATAAATATCGCAACTTATTTGGTAAATCCCGTGTAGTAGTCATTCAATCTCAATTAGGAAATCCTATTTGTGCATTTTCTGGTAATAATATTTATTATGAAGTATGTAGTGATCTTCCTAAAACAACAAAATTGATGGTTGATGGAAAGGCACTATATATTCACCGTGCTAATTTCCAAATTATTGATAAAGAATTACTTGGAGGTTAGTCTACTATGAAAACAATAAATATGAAAGAAGATGTAGTCAAATATATTGAAAATATTGATAGAAATGAAGATGATATTGAAAAATTGTCTAATAAAGATATTTTAGAAATAGTTGTTAGACTAGTCATTTATCTTTCGATTTACTTATCTTCTAATGTAGAATGGGAACCAAATTTCTTTAATAGATTTATTGTAATACATAAAAGGTATTACAATTCTATTCAAAAAAGATTAAATATTAAGGAGGAAAATAATTTATGAGTTCTAATGTAAGAGAAAAGTGTTTAAAATGTGGGGTTTATAAAAGAGAAATGGAAAGTTCCGATTCATGTTGTAAGTATTTTATGGATAATGTCGTCTGTGGTGATGAAAAAGATACTTCAAATTGCGATCAATTTGAAGAATTGACTGATGAGGAATAAATAAATGGAATATTATTCTTATATAAAAATTAAAAGAGTAAGAACTTCTATTACCAATGATGAAATCTATCTGAGATATAATCCGATAGATATTGAAAATAAAAACGAAATAGATAGATTATATAACGAAATAAAAAAAGAAAATAATGAACATAACAAAGAATCTCTCATGTGTGTTGTTGAGAGAGTCTTAAGCAGAAATGAAAAATGGAAAGAAGTTTTTATTCCGGCTGATCCGCTTTCTTATATATTTGAATTATAAAATCATTTGATTTTTAAATAATTAGGAAGGAAATTTAATTTCCTTCCTAATTATTTTTTTTTTAGAAATCAATTATATTACTATAATGAGAATCTGTTGATGATGTATTTATAGTTTTAACACCAACTGATTCAAATATTTTATTAAAATTAGTTAAACCATCTGCAATTATTTTATCTGTATCAATAAATGGTAATAACCATTTTGGTATATATTCTTCTGTTTTTGGAATCGCTATTACACCAAAACCATATTTACTTAATTTAAATCTTGTAAAAGCATCACCAGAAAATGAATTTTTAACATAACTATCAATAGATTTTTCATAAACATCTTTATCATAATTTTTTAATTTTATCATTTCACTTGTATTAATAAATTTATTTACTGAATTTCTTATATCTATTGCAAATATATTTTTTGCAATACTTTCATAAATTTCTGGATTAGTTTTCTTTACAGGTTTTATTAATTTATATGATTTATTTTTTGCTAATTCTTTTTTAATTTCTTCTTTTTGCGTAACATCGTATGGAATATATTTTCCATCTTTAAAAATAAAATATTTTTCAAGCATATCAATACTATTGATTTTTAATTTTATAGTATTAACTTGTGCCGGAAATGTAATTTCTTTATCTGGATATAAACTGTTCCAAGCAAGTATTCCTCTAACAGCTTGAATTTGATAAGGTGTTTTATAAGTTATAGGTTCATTTGATTTATCAGGTTTTGCATAATATACTTCACCTTTATTAAAAGAATCCTGTATATTATTTTGTAATTTAACTAATCTTTTTAAAATTTTACTTATACTAATATTATTTGCTCTGAGTATATCTTGTTCAAGTATAGATTGTAACTCATTACCAATATTTTTATTTACATTAGATTTTTTAATAGTTAATCCCTTAATATCCAATGCTTCATTATCTGGAACATTAGCACCTTCTTGAAGAAGTATTATACTAGCATAATTCTTTTTACTTTCAGTGAGTAACATGCGCCTATTTAAAAATTCATTTTTCATATTAATAATTGATCTTTTTTCTTCTGGTACATTACATTCAATACCATATCTTTCATGCACTTCACCTATCATATGACCTAATATAAATGCTAAAATATTAACCATTTTAAATATATTTTCAGCTTCAATCGTTTCTTTATCAAATATTCCATTACTTTGTTCAATAAGAAAATCTATCCAAGGTTCAGTATTTACCATATTTGAGTCTGTGTCTACTGTTATAATAGCTTTTCTTCCTAAATTTTTACATATAGAAATTCTATCAAATCTTGAATATGGATAATAAACAAATTCTTCTAACCAAGACCATAATTTTTCCATATCATCTTTAATTATATCTGGAACTTCATTTGGATCTCTAAATTTATCAGTTTTATTTAAAATTTCAAATATATATTTAATAACTTTTTCACATTTACAAAATTCAAAAAAGTTATTTTTATAGTAAACTCTATTACGTTCAGTTTTACTTAAATTACTAACTATTTTTTCTATATCACTTTTATATTTTAAACCCATATCCTTATTTTCAAATTTTGAAATAAGTCTATCTACTAGTTTTGATTCTTTAATCTGTTTTGTTAAACATACAGAATCTTTTAATTTTCTTTTTTCATTTTTAATATTATTTACATAAAATAATAAATCACTAATATTACTAAAAACAAAATTATCTGCAAAAAACATTTCAAAACTTAATGCGGCATTTGTAATTAGACTTTGTCCTTTGCCAGTAATACTAAGTGCAGTAAATAAATTGTAAAATATAGATTTAGAGTTACCAGTTGCACCATAATAAGAGTTTGCAAAAATTTTAAAAACTTTTTGTCTAATATTATGATACTTTTCACCTTGATGATCTCCACCTTTTTTACATTCGAACATTTTCTTTTTATGATATTTTCTTGTATCAAGAATATATTCAAGTAATTTCGCTGAAAGATTAACTGACTTATTATGATTTTTAAAACATACACCATGTTCAGTTGTAATTGGTTCTGTCTTCTTATACCAATCATACCAAGATAATAAAGATATATTTTTTTCCACTTTTGTATAATTATTTGTAAAACTAACAATAGGTACATTCTTAACTTTTTCAGCCAATCTATTTTTGATTATTTTTTCTAATTTTTCTTCATCAATACCCGGATAAAGATTTAAAAAAACATTTTTCATTTCTTCAATATATTCTTTAATCATATTTGAATTTATTAATTTATCAAAATTTATTTCTAATAAGGTCTTTTCTTCCATTATATTCACCTCTTAAGTAAGTAAAAATATATTATATTATTATATTTTTTAATTTTTTATCTTTAAATTTAATATGCTATTTATAACAATTTTATAAATAAAAATATTTTATTTTTTATTCAAAAATAAGAAAGGAATTGATAATATGTTATTAAATGAAAATGAAGCTTATACTTTATTAGAATCTGGTAGAGAAACTAAAGTTGGTGATCAAATTATTAATGAAGCTATTATTGCTGATGCATTAAGTGCTTATGGACAGACTTTAAGTGAAGACTCCGCCGTTGATCTTTTAAGTGAAGAACTGTTAAGTGAGCGTAATATTGTTAAATTAGATAAATATTCAAAGAGAGCATTAGCAGAAAAGAAAGCCGCTATCGTTCTTGCTAAAGAAGCAAATGATCCTGCTTATAAGAAGTTACAGACTGTTTATAAGCTTAAACATAAGCTCATCGATCAAATTATGAATAAATATGGTGCTAAAGCTAAAATTCGTGTTAAGAAAAATGCTAAGCAAAGCACTATTGCAAAAGTTGTTTCAGAAATTAAAGAAAAAGTTCATGTTAAAGGTCATGATCTTCCTAAAAAAGATTAATATAATATTATTATTTGAGTAATGGTTTTTAAAAACCATTACTCAAATAATTTTCAAATTATATATTATAAATATGTATAATTAAAAATACAATAACAAAAAAATTATATTCATAAGGGAGGAACATACTAAAATGATAGAACTTAAACAAGTATTATCAAGTAAAGAAGAATTTGATAGAATATTTGTTAAATATTATAATAAAATTATTGATGACTTCTCAAGTAGAAAAGATAAAATTAGTATAAAATTTTCAAATGGAACTGTCCAAAAGATGTCTTTAAATAAATTTTTAGTTAATTTAGTTTTTTGGACTCCTTTTGCAGTATTTAAAAAAGAAGTAACTGAAGAATTTATTTTTAAAACTGAAAATATTAATGCTGATAGTATTGCAAATTATTTAGATAGAATTATTGATTTATTCTTAACTGATGATAATCAAAAAGAAGTAAATTTTGTTTTATCAGAAATTATTAAAAATCTTGGATACTTCTCATTAGATTTTAATAAACGAATTGGTAATACTATTTCTTTATATGATTTAATTAATCTTTCTGAAAGAGTGCCAAGATTTAATGAGTTAATTAATACAAGATATAATGATAATATAAATACTAGTGAAATAGAAAAAGATTTAAGTGATAAAACGAAAGAAATGATGGGTATTTTAGGAGAAAATGAAAATTGTTTACAAGACTATATTAATTCAAAAGAAGGTTTAAATAAAAATCAGCTCACTCAATTTCTAATTAATATTGGTCCAAAACCTGATTTACGAGGAAATGTTTATCCTAAAATAGTAGATACTAATTTTATTACTGATGGTATGAAAACTCCTTCAGATTATTTTATTAACAGTTCTGGTGGAAGAAAGGCTGCTATTACTAACCATGATAAAACAAAGAAATCTGGTTATTTGATGAGAAAACTATCAATTCTTTGTATGAATGTTGATTTGGATAAAGACATTAAAGATTGTGGGAGTAAAAATTATATTGAAGTGTCTTTAGATTCTCCAGAGACTATAAAACGTTATGATAAACATTATTTCTATAATGAAAAAAAGGATAAATTAATCTTATTTAAAAATAATGATAAATTTAAAGAAAAATATTTAGGAAAAACTCTTAAATTTAGAAGTCCAATTACTTGTGCTTGCAAAAATGGTAAAATTTGTAAGACTTGCTATGGTGAATTATCTAAAATAAACCATGATATTCATATTGGTATTCTTGCTATTGAAATTTTAACTTCTCAGATCACTCAGATGCTTCTTTCTACTAAGCATTTACTAAAGACTTCTACTAAGAAAATTAATTGGAATCAACATTTTATGGATTTATTCTTATTAAATGGTAATTCCTTGTTTCTTAATCAGACAATTGAAAATATTTCAAATTATTCTTTAATTTTTAATGAAGATAATATTTATGATAATGAAGAAGGATTTGAAGATGATGAATATGATGATGAAAATCCTTTAAATGAAGGACAAAAAGTTACAATTAGCAAATACTTTAGAAGTTGTTCCATTAAATATAAAGAAAACAAAAAAGAAAATATTTATACTATTGATAATGGTGTAGATATTTATATGTCTCCTTATTTTGAAAAGTATATGAAAGATAATGGAGTTAATAATGATGGAGCTATTGAAGTAGAACTTAAAGATTTACAAAAAGATAAAGAGTTGTTTTTCATTGAAATTGAAAATGATGAATTATCTGCAATTCTTAGTAATATTATTGCATTGATTGATAAAAAAGAGAGACTTGGTACTAAAACTTATAATGAAATGATTAATAAGTTTGTAGAACTTTGTAATGATTCTAATATTAAAATCAATGCAACTCATATGGAAGTTATTCTTAGAGAATTGATTAAATCTGATACAAATATTCTTGAAAGACCAGACTTTAGTCAGCCTAATCCTGGTTATCAGATTTTAAGATTGTCTGATAGCATTATGAATAGTAATAGTGTTGTAACCTCTTTGTCATTTGAAAGAGTTAAAGAACAATTGTATAAAGCTTTAACTTATAAAAAGAATGGTTCTTCATTACTTGATGAATTCTTTAAATAATATTAATAAAGAGGAAAACATATTGTTGTTTTCCTCTTTTAATTTTAAAAATTTATTAATTAATAAATTAAAATTAATAAATAGGAGAAATTATAATGATAGAAATTAAAAGAAGTTCTATTGTAATACATGGTTACAGTAGAGAAAAATCAAAAAAATTAGAAAACTTTTTATCTATTTTTAAAACTATGC